GATTGGTGGATGAGTATGGGTCGTTCCTAGAGGCTCAAAGGGTTTATGATTATAGGATAGCTAAAGATTATAAGGTTTCAAAGGAGAAAGAGAAAGCTTGGGCTAGAAAATACCCAAGGCATTTTCGTCGAAGTTATAGCGAGAAGTTTGAAGGCTCATAGAGCAGTGCGTTCAGCAGATACTTAAGGCTTTCTACGGGTAGCAAAGCCATAACTATCGACTTCCGCACTTCCCACTCTATTTAACAAAGGAACATCGCCCTCACCTAAAGGCGAGCGAGGGCTCATAACTAAATATAAATAGGAGGAAAAGATGGAAATAAGAATTAGTGATGTGCAGTTTTGGCAGTCGTTAATGTGGTGTTGGAACTTGTATCCGATACAATATGGTCGTGATGAAGTTTATTATTTAGAGTAGGGCTTAATCGCCTTACTCTCTTTTTTTTGCTACAAGCGTGGTGCCTACCAGCCGTAAAGCTTAATAACCAGCTTTACCTCACTTCCAGTAGGAAGTGTTCTTAGATTGCTCCTCAGGAGCTTAGGCTGGTATCTCAGCTATTAATAGGCTAGCAAAGCATAAAAAGCAGGCTTATCAGCCTGCCCGATGCCTACGGCTCGGGCCCTACGGGCTATTTTAAGCCTTGCGAGCTGATATAGCTAGCTAGCTACCGCTAGCTAGTGAGCTTGGCTAAGCTGGCGTGCTCGCTTGAGCTCTCACTTAAGGGACTGTGTATACAGGGGCTCGGGTCAAGACCTCGCCCCCCTGCGCGCTACGCTGAGGCTTGCACGCCCAGCGCTCGCCCCCACTCGCGCTGCCCCCAGACCATCTCTGTATGTGTTTATGCGATTGTTGGTTGTCTTTCCCTTTGTGATAGGTAGGACTCAAGAGAAAATATTATATCTAAAACCGAAAGGTATATAAGTAAGTATAATGTAAGTAAGTATATGAAAGTTAATCGGACGTGGTGTGTTGATGAGGAATTTATCCCTTTACTGAGGGAAACGAACGCATCAGAGTTAATAAATAGTCTATTAGAGGGACACTTTTCGGAAGAAAACAGTGAAGATGAGAAGATTTTAAGGGCAAAATATGACACTTTTAGGGCAGAAAAGACCATTTTATTGCAAAAAATGAGGCATATTTCCAAAAAAATCACCCAAATAAAGCAAAAAAATGACATGGAAAAGCAGAAATTGATGGATTCAAAGGCAAAAGAGACAAGAAAACTAGAAGTTGAAGACATACAAAGGAGGTATCAAAATGATGAGATTACAGAAGAAGAGTACTGGAGTTTCTTTGACAAATAAACAATTACAGAAGATAATAGATAAAGAGAAGATGGAAGCATGGGCTATAAAACATCCTTTCGCGGCAGTAATGATGTCAGATATTCCATACAAAGAGAAACTAAAATACGCAAAGAAACGTTTTATATGATAAAATGTTCAAATTTTAAGAAAAAACAGAAAAGGATAAAAAAGAGGAAGATTTATAAACATATATATATTAGAAAACGTATGAAAGCTAATAAAATGATTACGATTGATATTGATTTAATACAGAAATTAAAAAAAGAAGAAGTGAATGTGTCAGAAATATGCAATAAGGCACTATGGAGATACATAAAGAAATATGAGTGCTGAAGATGACGCAAGACAAATCCTCTACAATAATTTCACCAAAGCAATTAATGAAATCAACAAAATCTTCGAACACTGGAGAGAAGGCGGAGAATTTGTGGAATGCAAAGGATGTGGTAGCTTATGCCGAGAAAATGCTGGGAATAGAGCTTGATGACTGGCAAAAAGAATACATCTCACATGAAGGGAATACTGTCGTACGTGCTGGTAGACAATCTGGAAAGTCTTTCGCCGAGAGTCTGCGAGTCGCTCTCTTTGCATTGCTCAATGCTAAAACGTCAACACTTATCATCGCTAGTGTGGACAGGCAAAGTATTGAGCTTCTTGAGAAGGTCAAATCTCAAATCATTGGACTTGCTAAAAACCAAATTAAAGGAAGACCTACCTTTCATAAAATCGAACTCCGTAACGGGTCAATCATTAGGGCAGAACCCGCCGGACAGACTGGTTATGGACTACGAGGTTTCACGGTTGATAAACTTGTGGCGGACGAAGCCCACTACATCCCCGAGGCAGTATTCGTCGCTGTCCAACCTATGCTGGCGACAACAGGGGGTACGATTGACTTGCTCTCGACTCCACGAGGTAACGTTGGGTTCTTCTACGATTGCTGTCAAGACAAAGAAACATTCCACGAAATCCACATAATAAGCGCAGATTGTCCTAGAATAACTAAAGAATTTTTAGAACAACAGAAGAAAGCCTTAACAAAATTACAATATGCACAGGAGTACGAGGCAATATTCCTAGATGCACTACAACAATTCTTCACACTAGACCTAATAAACGACTGCATAGGGCAATCAAATATAACAGACGGGAGAAACTACCTAGGCGTTGATTTTGCAGGGTACGGAGGAGACCAGAACGCATTCGTGACAATAGAGAACAGAGATAAAAGGAGTTTTGTTAAATGTTATGAAGTAACTGAAAAAGTGAGAGCTTGGGAAACGGTAAATACAATTATTCGGTTAAACGAACAACACAATTACAAGAAGATAGGTGTTGATGATGGAGGTTTGGGAACTCCTATCCTAGACTATATACTAACACACGACAAACTAAAAAGAAAGACAATAGGACTTAACAACTCCTCAAGGGAAGTTGACAGAGAAGGAAAATCTAAGAGACTACTAAAAGAAGATATGTATGGAAATTTAAAGATTATGATGGAGCAAGGGCTATTAAAGTTTAACAGCGACGACGAACTAATAAGAAGTCTAACATCTATTCAATTTGAAATAGATAAGGAAACGAAAAGGATTAAAATCTTCGGAAAATACTCACATATAACAGAAGGATTGATAAGAGCAGCGTGGCTCGTAAAAAGCAAAGGATTAAATATTATGGCATTTTGTTAAAAACATGGCAGACTTAGGAATTTACACAAAGAACGCAGATATACAAGCGAGAGCAGGTGTAAACGCAAACACAACATCAAAAGCAACTGCGGCAACGGATGTTTATGTTTTGAATATTGAATCCATGATTAATGTTAGGACTCGTTATAATTGGAGCGATGCTTTTACTGCGGGACTAAACGCAGACGTGCAGGGAATCCTAACACATACAGGAGCATGCTGGTGTGCTATGTTAGTAATATCTTCTGATATGAGTGGTTATACATCTAGGAGTGAGGCACAAACAATGTTAGACTTTCTAAACAATGAAGTGAATAAAGGGATTGCTTTTCTAAAAGAGAAGGCAGTAGAAACCTTTATACTAGGGGCATAATGGCACATGACTTTAACAGATTCCCGGAGTTAACAAATTCTCAAGCAGCGATTTACTATTGGGACTCTCCACATAAACAAATATTCGAGGACTTCGCAGCGAGGGTGGTTAAGGTAACAGATGGTGATAGTATAAGGGTTGAAACAGATTTTAGAGACTTTGATTTCCCTGTGAGGTTAGCATATATCAACGCTCCCGAGATGAATGAGGGAGGAGCAGAGAGTAAATCATGGTTGGAGGGGAAAATAATGGACGAGGAAGTTTTAATAAAAATGAACCCAGATAATAGAGTAGGGAAGTTTGGGCGTATAATCGGAGATGTTATATTCGACGGGCAATCAATAAGTAGTGCAAGTCTGCAAGAGATGCAGGCAAGACTATTTCAGGAGGCAATATTGTAATACCTAGAACATTCAGCAACGAGAGAGAAAGAATACTAGCGAACTATAGCGCAGTAGATCTGGCAGCAGGTGCGGGTTTTGTTTCTTATTACCCATTCAGTACACAAGACAGCGCGGGAGTTGATTATTTCTTAGATGGAAATACAAACTTTTCCAACACACAATCAACGGTAGCTATATTTTCTGCTGCAGGTGACGACAAAATATCCATAAATTTTGACATAGAATTTAGTAAACCTCAGACTATAAAGGGAACGGCAATAGTCTCTATACCTTATTTCGTATGGAGAAATGGAAGTACACGAGATTCTACTGCGGATATGGAAGTAGACATAATACATTATGACGGGTCGACAGAGACAAGTTTGGGGACAAAGCAATCACCAGACATATCAAACACAGGGACAAATGCATTCAAAGTAGCAGTAATGGAAATACCACTAACACAAAAGACATTCAAAAACGGAGATACATTAAGATTAAATGTAAGGTTGAACATATCAGCGACGGCAGGGAGCGGGTTAGGACAAGTAGGACTATTTCATGACCCATTAAATGCGGACGATGGTAGCACATGGACAGGGGAGAGGACTAGGGCAGAGATAAGAGTGCCTTATAAGATAGATTTATAAAAATGGAAAACCTAAAATAACATGACAGAAAACAGAATAGGGAGCGCAGTAGCGAGTGATTTGACAAACGCAATAACAGACTTCTCGGTTGACACAGTGCAAACTGACGGAGTGGGGAGTGGAAAAGAGAGTGAATATCAAAACTCTGATTTCACTCAACAGCTAGGTTATTTCACAAGCATACCGGAAATCAACGCAGCGATAAACGCGAAATCAACATGGACTATAGGGAAGGGATTTAAGTCAGACTCACAGACGACATTTATATGCGACTCGATTAGAGGAAATGGAGAAGACACTTTTAACACAATACTAGAAAACATGATAAGGACATACTACATAGGGGGAGATAGTTTCGCAGAAATCATAAGAGACAACGAGGGGAACTTAATTAATATAAAACCACTAGACCCATCAGTAATAAAAATAGTAGTCAATCAACAGGGACTAGTAATAAGATATGAGCAATCATCAAAACATAAATCTCCAATTAAGAAATTTAAGCCAGAACAAATATTACATCTTGCGCGTAATAGAGTTGCAGACCAAATACACGGGGTATCAGTTATCGACGCTGTGGAGACATTAATTCTAGCGCGTAACGAGGCAATAGAAGATTACAAAAGAGTAATGCACAGAAACATAGACCCATTGTGGATATTCCATATGGACACAGACGACACGGCAGAAATAGCAGCATTCAAAGCCAAACAAGATGCAGCACGGGGAGCGGGAGAAAACATGTATATTCCGAAGGGTGTGGTAGTCCCAGAACTAGCGGCAGTAGCGGCAAACGCAACAATGAGTCCTCTATCATGGATAGAGTTTTTAGGTAATGCATTTTATGAAGCTGTTGGAGTGCCTAAAATAATTCTAGGTGGCTCCGGAGAATTTACTGAAGCCTCGGCAAAAATCGCATATTTAGCATTCCAACAGAACGTTGAGGAAGAACAATTATTTATAGAGGAACAAGTAGGGCAACAATTAGGTTTAACAATAGAGTTAGAGTTCCCAGCTTCACTAGAGAACGAATTGTTATCAGACAATAATAAAGACGGGGCGCAAAACATAGACCAATCAGAATTAAATCCTACGAGTGAGAATACATGAGTACAGGAGAGATTAACGAAAGAATTGCAGTCTTAGAAACTAAGGTTATTGGGATGCAGAGAATCCTTTGGATTTTAGTTTCAGCAAACCTAGCACAGGTGGGAGTCCAAATAATATAATGGTAAGGAAAAAGAAACCAATAGACGCATCTAAGGCAGACCCTTCTAAAGCAAAATTTCAAAAGGTATCAAAGAAAGAGGAAGGGGAAGTTGAAGCAATATCAGCTAGAAGTGAATTGAATAGACGGGGACTACTATCAGCGAAGCAAGCGCTAGATTTAAAAACTAAGAGAGAGGGCACACCTTCGGAAAAAATAGATATGAATAAGCCGGGTTTAAATTTTGTAATAGGAGAAGCACCAGAAGAGACAATAGAAAAACAAGGAGTAATTTCAAGAGGACTAGATCTTGTTAGTGCACCTTTAGCAAAACCGGGAACTACATTTAAAGAGGGAATAGGAGCGGGGGCAGAAGCAGTCAAAGAAGGGAGAGAGAGGATTCGGGGGGGAGATAGGGGAGAGTTTGTAAGTACAGCATTAACAATAGCGACTACAACTGGGGTCGCTGCGGGAGCATTATTAACAGGGACAGGAGTAGCTCAAGCATTGGCAGGATTAACCTCAATAGGATTAAAACAGGCAGGGGTAGGTTTAGCAACTCTCTACGGAATTAATGAAATCGTATTTAGTCCGTCGGAATTAGGGGCATGGGCGGCAGTAGATAACGTCGCTGGTGCGTTAAGTTTCCAAATAAGTGAATTAGATAATGGGGTAAGAGATGGGACGGTAGGACTAGGAGAAGCACAAGAGACAATAAACTCAACGAGAGAAACTATTAATGATATGAGATTTTATGTAAATAGACAGGCAGAAAGAAATCCTAAACTATGGGCTTCGTCAAAGGTATTCAACCAAGCAATAGACGTGGCAGAGGGAAGGGTAACACAAATAGAGCAGCAAATATTCGGATAGAAAAGTTTATAAAGTATATATATGTATACAAAATATGGTAGAAGATGAAAATAAAAACGAAACTGAAACTGAACAAAAGGGAGACAGCGATACTGTTCCTGATAAAAAAAATATATTCGCTAGGAATGATGTTAATATTGTTAATGAAGCCAAAGAAGAAATCAAAGCGAAACAAGCGATCCTAGATAGAGAGGAAGCATTACAAACAAGACGAGAAGAACTACACGCACGACAGCAATTAGGGGGATATTCTAACGCAGGACAATTACCACCAGAACCTAAAGAACCAACAGACAAAGAATTGGCGGAAAAATTTTCTGAAGGGGAGATGGATATTTTAAAATGAATAAAAAAATGATTGAAAACGAGATTAAGGCGATTACTGAAACTATAGAGAAGTTAGAGAAGATAAAAGTAAACACGGAAATAGGATTGGAAGCTAATAAATTTGTATTGAAAAAGTTTGAGGAAGAACTATGCACCTGTACTTCGTAACTAGGGGAGCACCAAGATTAACACGAAGATTTTTAGAAGACTTACAAGATGTATATTTAGATTTTAAGAATAAGATTACTGGGAAGAAAATTGGGGCAGTACAATTAATGCCGAGAGAAGTAAGAACGTTTGAGTGTGTGTTTCCAGCGACGGCAAAGAAAGACATAAAGAAAATTATTAAAGAAGTTGCAGCAAAACATGAATGGGTAGCAGTACACTTTGGACCATTCAAAAAAGACAAATTTATAGATGGAAAAGAATTTTTATGATGTGGGAACTACATTTTTACGCGATTTTGATGATTTTGATAAAACTCTACCAATTACGAAAAGAGGGAAAGATTTAAATAGTTATTCGGTTAGGCG